GTTCCAATGGCTGCTGCTGCTCCAGCGGCTGCAAAGACTGCTTCTGCTGCTCCAGCGGCTCCAGCGGCTGCAAAGCCTGCTTCTGCTGCTCCAGCGGCTCCAGCGGCTCCAGCGGCTCCAGCGGCTGCAAAGCCTGCTTCTGCTGCTCCAGCGGCTTCTGCAGTAGCAAAGGCTGTTCCAATGGCTGCTGCTCCTCCAGCGGCTCGTGCGGTTGCTCCTGCTCGTCAAGCACTCGCAGCACCAGTAGGACTTCCTGAACCCCAGTCGTGTGCTTTACGGAATCCAGATCAAATCTGTTATATGAATTCATCCATCCAACTCCTCTATAATATTGATGACTTCAGAGAAAAGATTCTTGCAACACAATCTAAAAATCCCTATGCTCAAGCACTTCGTGTAATATTTTATATGATGATGCATGCACCAGCGAATCCAGATGGAAGCAGATATATGACTCCTCCTGTTACAGAAATTTTAATGAGGTTAAATGGTATACCTGAAGTAGAGTTTAGTTTACGAGCTCTCTTATCAACATCAACAAGAGATATTGACGATGATCACTTAGGAAAACAGATGGATTCTCAAGAGTTTATAGGAGATATATTTAGTAAATTAGACTATAGAGATCCTGTTCTACAAGCCAGTGATTATTATGAAGAAGATATGGCGGTAGATGTATCTGATTTTCTTGAATCTCTAAGACTTTCTACTCAAAAGGAAAAAATATGTTTTACAAATCAAGAGAGTCGTGGAGTAGAAGATATATCAAAACCCTTTTATGAGATAAATAAAAGAGGGGAATTAAATTGGGCTGCTGGCGTAGATCTTCAAACCCTGTTATTTGATATTGAAGTTCGGGCCAATGACATAGATAACTGGTTAGATGGATGTCCTCCACCAGATGCTATGGCTGGATTTCCTAAGGGTCCTTATCTAACAATAACAAATGTGAAGCCAGAATCAAACTCCTTTTTATGTTATATTAAGCCCTTTACAGGTCCAGATGGCAGAATTAATAGGGTTGCGAGACCTGTTCAATTAAATCCTATTCTACTAATAAATGGTATAAAATATGGATTATCTGGATATACTGTTCATTTGGGTGATACAATAAGAGGAGGTCATTATATATATGTAAGATGCGGTCCAGATTTCAGGCCATCCTTAGTATTTAATGATAGACAAATTATTCCAGCCACAGAAGAAGAAGATAATTATGGAAATTTAACATATCAAAGTCAGAATGCATATGTTGTGCACTATAAGAGAATCCCAGGGGAAGTACCAGCCGATGAGATTGAGAGGTCAATTCAAGAACAAAGAGCCCACTTACATGCAACTATAGAACTAGCTCAGAGGCAGATGCGAGAGACAAATTGGACGGAGGTAAAGATACCCTATATTGTTTCATATCTTAGAACACTTATACGCACAAAGATAGAATGTCCAAGTGATGCTCATAAATCTAAACTTGGATATAATACATCAAAGATTCCAGCCTATCCAAGTACGATCTTTAGATTTGATGATAGAACAACAGAACAGTTCTATAGATTAGTGCTAGAAAAACAGGATAATACCCTAGTACAAACAATTATAACCGCCTATAAATTAGTAGAAAATACAGCAGCAGAAAAGGCAGAAAAGAAAAGAGACTGTGATATTGTAGCGTCAGGTTTTGCAAAGGGACCTGTTAGAACTAAGGTTGAAGGAACATTACATGCAGAGTTTGTAGAGAGAACACGTAGACAAATTGAAGAGGCTAGAAGAGAATCAGCAGCCGCCCTTGCTGACGTAGAAAATCTAAATCTAGATAATCTACGAAAACTACTCAAGGTCAAGGGCGTTCATGTATATAGAACCGTTGAATTAGACGCCATGATCGCAGCAGGTGATCACGGTGGTGATCATGACGTCGGTTTAGTAAGAGTGCCCCCACCGAATCCTGAACAGGAAATACAGAGTATCTTAGATCTTCTTGGTATAACAAAGGAGGACTTGGAGAAAATGACACCTGAAGAGATTGAAGAAGCACAGATGGCAGCGCTTGGGGTAAATGCAGAAGGTGGTAGACGCACGCGAAAACGGCGTTCTAAACCAAAATCCAGAGTAACAAAAAAGAGACGCTTAAGGAAATAAATATAATTATATTTGTAAAGCCAACTACTGAAGTTAAGTAGTCCACGGTAGGATCCTGTTTACACGGTTAGGATCCATACAGCACATATTAAGAGTAGGATCCTGTTTACACGGTTAGGATCCATACAGCACATATTAAGAGTAGGATCCTGTTTACACGGTTAGGATCCATACAGCACATAATTAACCAAGGGTATGATTTCTATCTACACGATTACCCTTTCCTAAATTGCAAGGTTCATGTACAACCTGGCAATTCGAGGTCTCTGAGGTACCACCCAGAGACCAGGGTAGAATATGATCACCCACAGGAGTCTGGACCTTTGTAATGAGATCCTTACAAAGAGCACACTTTCCAGCCTGCTCCTTAAACTTTAGCATAACTTGTTCCTTTGTAAAGGAACGTGGACAGTTGAGTTTAGTGAAGTCATAGACTAGCGCATCAATTTCCTTCAAGATGCGCCGTTGCGTACCACCGTTGCGTCCAGCCTTGTCACGCTGTAGATCGCCCACCAGGTACGCATCCTTCATAGCCTTTGCAATCTGCGGTGCAAGTCTACGAAACTCTTCAGGCTTAGGAAAGTGTGTAATTAGGCGACCCAGAAGGAAGACTAGTTCAATGCTACGGTGTGCAGCCTGAAGGATTGACTCTCCCTCCTGATTCGTGAAACAGTTATTCTCAGAAAGGACTTTCAGATACTGACAGGCCTTTCTTAGAACCTCAAGCCACTTCTCCTGATTCTCATCAATTCGCTTATTGATGTCGTCATTTTTCTTACCTAGACGTGTATCTTGCCACAGTTTAATCAAATGCTTCTTTGAATTAAAGAGAGTTGCATAGTCAGTCATATTTGACTCTGAAATTGCAAGAATCATCTGAAGTATCTTTTCTAATTGACCTCTCCGTGTCTCCTCCTTGGGGTAAATTTCGCTACCAAAGAACTGAGGTGACGCCGGTTCTAGAACATTCTTTATTAAGCGACACATGATTGGAATTGATAACTCATAGTCATTCAGTTTCTGTCCACCCTTATTAAGACGCTTCCATAGAATTCCGAGAGCATCCGCATCGTGCGCAGTATGGTGATCAATGTAGTTAATAACAAACTCATAGTTTAAGATCTTATCACGAATCACCTTAGGAAGATCCTTAAAGTACTTGCCAACATGATCCTTGAGACAACTGAGACAGTCGGTTTTCTCAATTACATACTTGTTTGCAATGAAGTTCGCTGCGGCCTCAAACTTATGCGCTCCATCAAATATACGATCCTCCATGACCTCTTCATCATCATCTTCATCGTTGTCATCTTCTGATGCGCGCTGAATAATATAAATTGGAGGACAAGACCAACCATCTACCATGGTATCTATAAACTCAGTGTTATCCTTGGGCTTCCAACAGTTCTTTCTCTGTTGAGGTCCTCTAGGCACAAGACGGTTCCTGTTATTTTGCTTGGCCTGGTGTGGGTCGGTTCTATTCTTCAGACTAATCGCAGACTCTAATGGCATTGTATGCTAAGGTATACAAGGTCAAAAAAGGTCAATTTTTCACCTAAGTGATTTTTCGCCTAAGTATTAAAGTATGAGCCATATGATGATATTCCGTATGAGTCGTACGATGATATTTCTCTTTTTCTCATCTTATCCTTGATTTGATCTAGAAGATCATACTTCATGGAGAGTAATATACTCAGTTCCGCATAGAGTTCGATTATATCCCTCTTACTTGCATTTGGGTTATTTAGAAGTATCCAAATCTTTTGAATACTGGTGTCAAGATTATCAAGGTTCTCCATACTACAATCAATTCTATAAAATTGACGCGCAATTTTCGCACCATGTTAGATACAACGCCCATAGCAAGATGCCGCGCACGATCAAGGTTAAGAAGGAAGTTCTAGAGCAGCCGGCTGTAGAGCAACAGGCTCTAGAGCCAGAAACTGTGAACAAGGCCCCGCGTACAATCAAGGTCAAGAAGTCGCTTCCTATCCCTCCTCCCCCTATCGGAGTTTATATCACCAAGGCTATGGAGGCCTTTGAGGCTCTCCGTGAGTACTACAGACTGCAGGAGATGCCGATTCCCAATGAGGATATCACATGGTATCATGAGGAACTTGCCAGGGAGGCGGCCGAGATGAAGGTCTTCTGGGAGGAGGAGTGTAATGTTACAAAGGCAGTTTCTGATGCGATCTTCCGTGGCGCAACGGATGACGAACTCTTCATTATTGAAGCAAATGCGAAACTCAAGGAGAAAAAGCGTCCCATAAGTGAGGATGATATTGGTGAGATGCCTGCACACGGGACACGTGAGTTCTGGGTGTGGTGTGCAAAGCGCAAGCAGTTGCGTCTTCAGAAGGAGGCTGCGATAATTGCTGCTGGAGGTACTGTGAAGGCACCGAAGCCAAAGGCGCCAAAAGCGCCAAAGGCACAAAAGCCTAAGGTACAAAATACCAATTCATAAATAGATGATATCATTACTTACATATAATATTTCATGGGAGGCTATGACATCTGAATCATTTGGAAAGAAATGCACTCAAGAAGATGTAAATGTATGTAATAGAAATATTAGAAATATTATATCATCGTGTAATTGCGATTTTATTTTACTTCAAGAAGCCTCTGGTTTAGAAGGATTTGAGTTAGAAAACATGTCTATGATCTCTCATAATTCCGGGCCTGAGATTCAATTAGTATATTTTAATAAGACAAAATTTACTCTTGAAGATCTTATAGTAAATGAATTTATCGCGGGGAGACCCTATATGATTTGTCATTTTAAGAATTTAGTAAATAATACAGATTTAATTATAATAAATGTACATCTTGATAGAGCTAGAGTTGATGGAAAGCGAGCTAATGAAACAGGAGCACAAGCAATACAGCGCCTGAAATTAATTGAACTTAATAAATTACAGGAAAATCTTACAGAAAAAATAATAGGTGTATTAAAAAACCCAGAAACACGTGTTGTAATCGCGGGCGATTTTAATGTAGACTTTGTGCAAAGTGACTTTACTATATTTGGATTAAACTTTAAAAAGGAACCAAATAAGATTGGCACATGTTGTAATGTAAACTTGGAGAATAAGAAATTGCCGCTTCAGTTTGATCATATATTAATTTCCAGTAATATGAAATTTAATAATGAAATAGTCAGCCCTTCACTTAATTTAGAGATGCATTCAGATCATAATGCAATACAATGTGAATTAGAATATATTGTAAGTGGAGGTAGAAGAAAACATATGAAATCGAGAAAGCGCAGATCAACTAGAGTTAAAACTAGAAAACAGCGCGGCGGGGTAGTATGTGATCCTTCAGTAAATACACATATATCTGGTCTTCTTCATGGTACCTCATTAGAAACATTTCAAAAAATTGTTGCATCTGGACATATACGTTCTGCTACAGGAAATACAACAATTCTTCGTACAAGAAAACTAAATCAAGGCGCATATTTTCAGGCAATATTTTCATGTAAATCAAACAAACGTGTTATGATAAGTAATTGTTCAAGACCTATAATGCTAGTTTTCTCAAAAGCATTATTAAATACATATGATTATCATATTTCAACAAAAAACTGTGGTGGAATGCTATGGCCACCCTTACTTACAGTACCCGAAAATGCTAATAGAGAAGCTAGATGTAGAATACATACTTATTCAAAGAGTAGTATAAATGACTTTTTTACTCATGAATTACCAAATATATGTAGTGAGGAAGATGCATTTTCAACGAATGAAGTAGTGTTTGATACTGATATACCCTTAGATTATTTAGAAGAAGTATGGATTTGTAATTTTAATGGACCCTTTACACAGTGGGTTTCTGTAAGATCAACTCCTGAGGAATTTGCAAAAAGTGGTCTAGAATATTATAGACGTTCCACACCCGATGTACCATTTGATCCTAGACAATCAGGAGTTGATATTCGTAGAATATTAGATGAGAATGGTCTTCATCGTGTAACTATCAGATTAATTGATAATGTACCCGAAAATCATTATACACGAGGATGCGATCCTACTTCTTAGATCTTTTCTTGTATCCAACCTTAGCCTTAAGACCTGCTTCAAAGATCTCACCTGCCTGTTGCGCTGTTAAACTGTCGAGATCAGTACCAGCAGGAATACTCACACACTGAGGCTTCTTACCTGCACCTGCTGCTCCCTTCATCAAGTAAGGACCATACTGTCCTGTCCGAATCTGAAAGGGTCCTACCGACCGAGAAGGATTTTCAGCCTTCGCTCTCAACTTGATAGTGACAGTTTCCAGGGTATCATCTGCTGTGACATTCACACGTACACCATTACATTCTGCATAGAGACCATAGGGTCCCTTTCTCTTAATAATCACATGCCCGTTGAATTCACCCATAGAATCACCTTGTTTCTGTTGAGCAATCTGCGCGATAAATGCTCTTGCCTCATCTGCAGTCAAGGCCTGGAAGGACGGCTTTGATGCAGGCCAGCCAAAGAATACAGTCTCCTCCTTTGTTGCTCCTTCCTTGAGCAAGAGTGGTCCCTTCCCTGTTATAACTGCGATCAAGCCATCTCCAAACTCTCTTCGGCGAGGATTTGCGCTCGCGCCGCTCCCGGCACCAACTCCAGAAGTAACACCCCCCGAAGCCTTCAAAGCGGTGACTCGGTCTTTATAAGAAGACCAAGTGTCCTCTAAAACCTTCTTCCAGGGTTCATTTCCTTCAGCAATTTTGTCCAGCCGAGATTCCAGACCAGCCGTAAATTCAAAGGCGAAGAGATCTGGGAAGTGATCGGTTGTAAAGGTGATCATGGATTTCCCTAAAGGGGTGGGAACCATCCGCGCCTTCTCGCCTCCCCGTTTCAGAACAAAGGTTTCAGAAGTCGGAGGCCATTGATTAAGTTTAGACAAAGTATGACTTTTCAATTGTGCTATAGAAGCCGGAATATCTGCAACTTCCACGTACGACTTCTCAACAATTGTTGCAATTAACGACGCAAAGGTGGAAGGACGACCGATTCCCTTCTTTTCCAATTCCCTTACCAAACTCGCTTCCGTGAAGCGACCCTGAGCCTTGGTTTCCTGCGGCTTCGCCATTAAACTGTTCCACTTCAGACCCTGACCTTCCTTGAAGCTCTGAACAATCTTCCAGATAGCTTCTGCAGAGTCCTCATCCTCTTTCTCATCAGGATTCTCAGCCGCAAGAACTAAGGCCTCCTTTTCGTCGGCTGCCTTCCAGCCCAGAAAGGTGGTTCTCTTCCATTTGGCGGTCCATAGGAAATCTCCTTCATCCCCGGTGGCCTCAAATTCAATCTCTTTGGTCTCTCCCGTTGCCGGAGCCATAATGGATTGAATGGCTCTCAGCCAAATGAGATGATAAATCTTATGATCCTGTTCACCCCAATCTCCCGAATCAGATAACTTCGATAGGTCAAAGTGTGTAGGCCGGATAGCCTCGTGTGCTTCTTGAGCGGTGCTTTCTTCCTTCTTTTTCTTCTTCTTATCTGCACCCGTTAAATATACATATTGTACTCCCCATTTTGCGCAGATGACACGTTTTGCGTCATCAACTGCTTCTTCACTCATTGTAACAGTATCCGTTCTCATATATGTAATATGTCCAGCCTCATAGAGTTTCTGAGCAATTTGCATGGTTCGCTTCGGTGCGCAATGATATAGATTACTTGCTTGTTGCTGTAGAGTACTAGTCATGAGAGCCTGTGGTGCACTCGCTAACCAGGGCTTTATTGTAGCCTTCTTGATAACACCAGTGGGTTCTGTACTATGATTTTCCAGATAATTGAGTGCTGATTCCTCGTCACCGAGAGCATCACTCATAGTGGCCGGCCATGCAGCCTTTCCTCCAAGGGCTGACCAAGATCCTGTTATAGCCCACGATAACTCAGATTTGAAGGAGTCAATGACTGCCTCTCTATCGCATACTAGACGTACTGCAGGAGTCTGGCAGCGACCTGCTGAGAGACCCGTGGATCCTCCAAGATGCTTCCAGAGGAGAGGAGAAACGGTGAAACCGATCATCATATCAAGCATTGCACGGGCCTGTTGAGAATTGACACGGTTCATGTCAATGGTACGAGGCTTATTCACGGCATCTAGAACGGCATTCTTAGTGATCTCACGGAAGGCTGCACGGGGATTTGTCTTGGGATTGAGTTTTAATAGGACAGCAATACTGTATGCTATGGCCTCTCCCTCACGATCATCATCAGAACACAGGATAATTGTCTCGGCATCCTTAGCAGCCGCCTTCAGAGATGCAATGGCTGATGCCTTCTCCTTCATGAATTCATAGGTCGGTTCAAACCCCTTGTTAATACCGACGGCATCAAGATCGTGTGCTAGCGCACGAATATGTCCCATAGATGCAATAACCTTGTTCCCGAGTCCTAAGAATCCTTGAATCTTAGAGCATTTTGCAGGCGATTCAACAATAATCAGACGCATTTGGCCGTGTCTGATTATTATTCAAGGTGTAATTCATTTTTTATGGCGTCTTCTTCTAGTGGTACCTCCTCTCTTAAAACTAGGTCTTTTATTGAGAGGTGATGGCGCGGGTGCTAACTGTCTAGTAGATGCAACTGAATTTCTTAATAATCGTGCAACTCTTGATGTAGATACAGGGTTAGGACGATTATATGTAAGAAATTGACCCGGGGATCTAGCAACAGGAGCAGGAGCAGTCGCGCCTGCAAGAGGTCTAGGCTGAGCTAAACCTGCAAAAATTGCTGCTGGGCCTATTGGTCTAAGAGACGCACCTGCAACAGGATTATTAGGCTCTGCTAAACTCGCTGCTGGACCTAGAGACGCGCCTGCAACAGGGTTATTAGGCTCTTCAAAAACGGGAAGGGGTCGTGGACCTACTGGAACTAATGCATGTAGAGCATCTAATTTACCTCTTGCTAGTGCTATAGAGGGTGGTGCTAGTGCTCTATAATTAATCCCTCTACCTGCTTCAGCGCGCGCGGTTTTCAGAGCTTGAGCACGATTTAATATTCCCGCATTATTTCTTCGTGTGTGTCCTGCAGCGAGTTTTCTGACTATGCGATTTGATTTATTTGTATTAGGTGCGCCTCTACCTAGCGTGGATTCTTCTACACCACGAACGTTAGCAGTCGGTGCAGTAATTTCATAGTTCTTTCTATAATTCCTATTTGCAAATTTTACTTTCGGGTTGTCGCCCATCTATAGATTCATAAGATTTTCTTAGAATAGATGGATAGACCAAATGCATCTTCAGAAGGTTCACTTTTAGAATTAGTCGCACGAGGTCAAAAAGACAAGTATTTCATGAATGAAAAGGGTGATGCGGTAGTACCCTTTTCTTATGATATAAAGACATGGCCTGCGACCATAGATGAGACTCGTCAGACACAGCCTCTCAATATGGTAGACTTTGGTAGGACTGTAGAGTGGGAGATGGATTGTTTTGGAGATACCCTCGTGGCTGCCGCACTCGTCATAGATCTTCCTACCTGGCTTCCTATTTCTGTAGCACCTCTTAATACAACAACCGTCATATCAGACGCTTCGGGTACTACGTATGGATATACACAGGGAGTCGGCGCCTTCCTCTTTGAGAAGATTCAATTCTACCAAGATCAACTCCTGTTACAAGAGTTTTCAGGTGATTTCTTATACGCGTGGGCTCATCTACAAGGCACTCTGGGATCCGAGGCTCTGGCTATGAAAGAAATGGGAGGTCACGGCGGATCAGCCTTAGAGATTCAGAGAAATGCCACACCAGGACGTCTTTACTTGAGACTTCCTCTCATTGGATGTAGTCATCCAGATGACTCAGGTCTACCCTTTGTCTCACTTCCAGATCAAAAATACAGGATTCGCTGTAGCATCCGTCGTCTAGAGGATCTTGTAGAGAGTTCTAGCGGTGCAGTAAAGCCAACTCCTTGGAATAGAATCGATCTGACGTCTAGGGCGGCGAATGGTCTAGTAACCGCAATAAACCCCTTGTCGCGTGAGGCTATTGTAAAGCCACTCATTACTCTTGAGACGACACAGCGATATGTCCGTCCTAGTGTACAGTCTATATTACGTGTGACGGCCAATAAGATACCTTTTATACGACCCTTTGAGAATGTGTTGAGTTTAGATTCCTCTGACTATATTGCTGTTGGAAATGGTCAGGCATCCTATATCACAAAGCGCATTGATGGCCGGCATCCTGCAGAGGGTCTCTTAATTATGTTTCAGAGTCAGTATTATGCCGATAGAAATCAACTCTGGAATCTTGTAAATCCAATGGGTGATGGGACCTATTATAACCGTCTCAAACTTCTAGTTGCAGGAAAGGAGCGAGAGAAGGAATGGGATTCAACTATCTGGCAGGGACTTTCACCTCTGTACAAATGTGAAAAATGCCCAGGTATTCCAGTCTCATGGATCTCCTTTACAGTGGGCCCATCCTATGGCTACAGAGCACCTGAGAAGAGAAAGCCCTCAGGAACTCTAAATTTCTCAAGTGCAGATCGTCCAACACTCTGGATGAGTCTGAATGATACCCTACCATCAACGAGTAGACAGCAAAAAAGAGTAACCATGCGTGTAATAACCGTTGGATGGGGTGTCTATGATGTGAAGGAGAATAGAGGAACACTGGCGTTTGCTAATTAAGTCTTATGCTTGGCCATATGCTCAGCCATTAGAGCATTTCCAAGATTATTTAGCATCTCAGCAGCCTCTCCCTCCGCCTTGAGTGCCGCCTCCTGATATGCCGCTGCAGCCGCAGCAGCGTCTTGCTCTTTCTCAGCATTTCGTGCCGCCACCTCAGTCTCTACAAGACGAAGTTGCTCAATGATATTCCTATCACGATTGAAGCGCGACCTCAGGCTAGTATTATGAAGTTCGGAGATAGGAATGAGAGGAGGAAGATCTGAATAATCCTCCTGAGTATCTGACTCACTATCTGAGTCATCACCCTTGTAAAACTTCTCCTGAACGAGCACATAAGATGTAATGATCTCGTTTGCAAAGTATACACTCATAATGACTGAAAGAATCATTGGAGGATGATAGCTTACAACACTAGATACCACCGTAATCCATGATAGAATTACAAGTGCAATTGAGTTATCCATAAGATGAACCTCAGGATAGACTGGCTGGTGGCGAGAGCGGCAGCACTGGGGCTGGAGAATATCAAGACGGTCGCGCATTTCAGTTGTACCTTTTACATGATCACTGACATACTCAATTTTTCACCTAAAAATTTGAGTGTTCTAGTCACACGCAGCCAAGTATGGCTAATCTTGAGTATCGTCTTGAACTCGTTGTTACGGAGCAGGGGAAGCCCTTCTATCCTCCTGTAGGCACCGTTGAGAATCTGACATCAGATAATGCAGGATATGATCTGAAGGTGGTTGTAAATCAGATTCCTCTCACTGTTGCAAGTCTTGTTCCTCTCGGTGTAAAGGCGCGAATGATTCGGTATACAACACTGAGTGAGGGTATTCAGCAGGTTGAGGACTGTCACTTCACTCTTGAGCCTCGTTCGTCTATCTACAAGAGTGGATTTATGATGGCAAATGGTCGTGGGATCATTGATTCCTCTTATAGGGGTGAACTTAAGGCACCTCTCCTCTCGGTAGGCACTACACTTTCAAGCATTGAGGCGGGTACACGTCTCTTCCAGGTTATCGCACCAGGTCTGGGCTATATCAGTCAGGTCACCTATGTAGACTCTCTTCCTGATACAGTGCGTGGCACTAATGGTTTCGGAAGCACGGGTGCTAAGTAGATGGACTTGAGTGCCAAAGATGCATATGGAACAAAACAGCCCAGGGGTGGCGCAACAACCTTATTAGATTTAGCATCTCGTGATGATCAAGACAATAATCTTTTTCCATTAAATGCAACGGTCACACGATTTGCACGTGATGACACTGTACGGACTGTACCTATGGCATCTATTTTTCGTGAATTTACCTTCAAGGGGCCTGCAGAACTTGGTCAGACCTTTATCTTTGAGATCGGTGATCTTGTATGTGGTGATTTGGTGCAGGGGCTTTTTATTCAGATTAAGATGGGAGACTGGTATACAGATCTCATTCGGACCTATTTAGGATCAGGCATCTACATATACGATAAGGGGATGTCACCCTGGACCTATGTGAATTCCTTGGGTACAGCAATCTTAGAGGAGGCTACGCTTGAGGTGGATGACCAGATTCTTGAGAAAATTACGGGCGATTCTATTAATGTGGTATCACTCTTATTCCCTGATCTAAATACACAGGTAGGTGCATCTGATGCAATTGGACGCAAGTCTATTGCGGAGGTGAAGGCGTGGACAGGTACACAGAGTCTTCCGACAGAGGATGGCTGGATTACAGTGCCCTTACTATTCTCTATGTTACGAGAGAGGTTGAAGGCGACCTTTCCCTTGATAGCATGTCGTGCAGGAACTATGCGAGTCCGTGTGACTCTTAAAAAATTTGATCAAATCATCCGAAATATATCGGGTGAGAAGCTCGGCTCACCTCTGAATCAGACATTACGAGCCTTTGATACGCGGCCTATATACAATGTACCAAGAACCTTTGTAACCGCTGTAAATCCACCACCTCTGAAACAGATTCAGTTACTTTCACAGGGTATCTTTGTAGATGGACCTTATCGTGAGATGCTCTTACGGCAACCCTTTGAGCGGCCTTATAGGGAGATTCAACATTTTGACTTCACAGAGCCACTCAAGTATGTTGTAAACAAGAGTGGCAATGATGTAATCACGGTTCAACTTCCTCTAGAGGCAAATCAACCGGTTGAGGAAATCGTGTGGATCTTAAGACGAAAGGCAGCGATCACTACAAATAATGATTGGACAAATTATTCGGCCACCTTAGAAAAGGATTATCATCCAATCTATGCACCTCTACAGCCTCTTCTGATCTCAGCAAAGATTCAGGCAAATGGACAGGATATCGTATCTCAGGATGAGGCTTGGTTCCGTTCTCATATAGGTCGTGCTCATAAGTCAGGTCGTACATCATATGATTCCTTTATTTATGGATATTCGTTTGCGAAGGCGCCTGGAGAACATGACCCGACCGGCACTATCAATGCAAGTCGTCTGAGTTCCTTAAGACTCACCTTGAATGTGAAGCCGCCAGGTGGATCCTCAGATACAGAATGGGAAGTTCGTGTCTTTGTCTTTGCATTTCAATGGGTGAGATTCGGAAATGGCATCTGTAACAAGGTGTTTATAGATTAAAAATTGATACTAGACTTTACCTCGTGAAAAGGTACAAGATGTCAGCAGGGAATAGTGAATTTACTGCTGAGTTCTTTGATCAGTCCTCTAGGGCATGGATGGAGAATAAGGTGCGAAGGGGTGAGTCCATGGCGTACAAATGTATTGTAAAGACAAAGGCTGGAAATCCATGTATTTGTAAGGCAGTCATGAAGGATGGTCTTTCTACGCGGACATGTTTAAAGCATAAACAATCCAAAGTAGAGTAAGAGGGATGGTGGCGAGTCTATTGAAAATTGTGAGCACAGGAATGCAGGATGAGCGCTTACAGCCTCCGAAGGACCAGCCAGATCTTGGTGCATTTTTAACTGTCATGATGAAGACGGGACGATATGGAACGGCGTGGGCGAGAATTGACTTTGATACCAAGCCAGAATTTGGTCAGAGTGCTGTTATACGTCTTCCTGTACAGGGTGAACTGATTGGTCGTATTATCTTAGTCACAACAATGCCTGATATCAAGACCCAGCAGGATAAGGCATATAAAGCAAGAAATGTGCCCAAACTCTATAGTAAGAACTATCAGAGCGCTCAATTAGTTCAGGATTTTCAGTATGTACCAGTATATAAAAATGTATATGCAAAGGGCGCACCTTCAATTGTATTACCTCCTTCAATTATTGTATTAAAGAATCTTTTACTGTCGACAGGTCTACCAGATGCAGTCGCAACAAATCTAATGTCTAACTTGGGACCTGATTTAGCAGTTATATATGGTTCATCAGTCTTATATGCATATAAGAATACATATACGATGGGTCCAGGAAATGTACCGGTGGGAGATATTGATATTGCATTTAAAGATCGATCTATCGCAAATATTTTTGCAAAAATAATAGTTGACGCTTTAGGACCAACGTGTATTATTAAAGATCAAACGGGTCTTTTATACCCAGGTTTCAATTCTATACAAGATGGTAGGTTTGATACTAATAATTATAAGTTAAATTCCTCTAGTGCACCTGTTGCTGGAGAACTGATGGGTAGTTTTAATGTAAATATAGTCTCTCCTGCAAATTATCAAATAAATGAAGGTCCTGCATATACACACGATGCTGTAGGAGAAATTAGAGATGCGACGTATCCTAACACAACCAATGCTTCTATAAGATTACCTGGTAAAACAGCAATTCAACTTGTAGTATGTGATACGCTATTAATTGGTTTAAGAACACTTTCTGAATATATTCAACAAACAATGGATTTTACAGCGATATCAGGAACCTTTGATGGTACAACATTAATAGAACCCTATTCAAATCTAATCAATACGAATATAGCAGTCTATACAGAAGATATACCTGTCAATAATTTTGACTGGATGTTATATCGTTTACTAAAATTTATATCACGAGGATTTACTATATATTTTCAAAGACAGGCTCAAATAAATGCATGGAACGCCATTACTAAAAGACCACCATTATGGGGTGCAGACGCAGGCAGTTCTACCGTGTGCCCATTTAGACTATATAATACAACTCTAGTGACATCATTTAATTCTATTACAGTTCCAACTGTTCCATATCAGATTGCAGATTTCTCAGGTGTTCAATTGGATGATCTACGTGTGGGTGCAACCTATACCTTAAATTTTAGTAGTCAGAGTCCCTCCGTATTCTCACTCTATTTAACCGACAGTGGTCTGCCTCAGTCTACCTTCAATACAATTAATCGTGATAATCTTATTCTAGCAGCACCAAATAATAATTTTATATCCTATTCATATGACACTATAAATTGGACATCTGTAACACAGCCTTCTGGAGTTTATAATTTATCCCAAGTTAAAGATATACAGTGGAATGGAACCCAGTGGCTAGCAGCGGGTACATTTGGACCCCCTGATGATGATAATCAGGTAATCATTGGCTCAAGTAATCCAAATATAAAATTTAATGTACCAATCTTAAGGGGTATTTCATATTCAGTAGCATGGAATGGACAAAGTGGTAGTACCTCTTTATATGTTATGATTGGTAATGAATTAGAAAATATAGATACTACCAAGGGATCAATATCTAAATCAACGGATGGTATAAATTGGTCTGCTTCATATACTCCAATTTCAACAAATCCAACTAAAATAATTTCATATACTCTTTTATCTACCAGTTATTCTGATCCTACTGGGTTTATAGTATGGAATGGAACGCGGTTTATTGCTTCAGGGTACACAGTAACTGATCAGACTCAAACCGTAAGTGGAATGATGTACTCTACAGATGGAGTGAACTGGACACTTGTAACAAATTATACTTATTATAGTGCAAATCCAGATGTCAAAAGTATATATCCAAAAAGTCGTGGTACAACCATAGTTGGACGTATAACATTGCTATCTGATATAGCTACATTAAATATTACATCTACAAACCCTAGAACTGTATTTGAAATTGGTACGATAATTTATGGGAATAATATTCCAAGTACTGGTGCAGTTATTACAGCAATATTAAACTCTCAATCTTATATAATTGGATTTCAAGGTTCTTCAGATGTAACAGATCAAACAATGTTTGATTTTCCACGATTAACTTCAGTCGTTGTAAAGAAAATTGTCTGGAATGGTCTAAGCGGTGCAGACTCACTCACGGTAGCCGTTGGATTATGGGAATTTTCTGATTTTAAACGCTTTGGAATTGCTAGTTCTTCCGATGGAATTCATTGGACAGTTAGAGGGCCTGAGATTACTGCAACTGATCCTACACCCCTGTTAGATGTATGCTGGACTGGATATATCTGGATAGCAATAGGTAGATTTTCTAATAATGGTGAAATCAGTACATCATCCGATGCTATTAATTGGAATACTGCCGTATTACCAAATAATACATATGGTATTAGCGGTGCCCTATCTATTGGAGCAAGTCCAACGGCTGTAATTATTATAGGAAACTGGCCAACTGGATCCATTGTAAGAGGATCTAGCAATAAATTAGGATATAACTGGCTAACTGTTAAAAAGCCCACATTAAATCTAGCAGATAGCATAACTATAAATTGTATTGCATATAGCGGGTATACTAATACACCTGGAATCTATATAGCAGGAGGTGCATGGAATGATATATCTACACAATATGGAGCACTCTCATATTCAACAGATGGAATAAATTGGTCAGGTGCCGTCTTTCCAGATGCTCTACAGTATAATGCGAATGGTGATCCAGGTGCAGGATTTACAAATGGTGTTGCATGGAGCGGTTTCACCACACCGTATAATCCTCAGAATCCAACTTCACCACATTCATCATTTATTGCAGTTGGTAATTGGTATAATTCAAAAGATGAACCACTATCTACATCTGGAAGCTTTAGTAGTAGTATATGTAGATCTGTAGATGGTGGGCGTACCTGGCCCGTGACTTTAGATCCTGGTCCTGGTGGTATTCTTCGTATTCGTGGTATAGGATATGGTATATTATGTTATCTTGGTAATGGGACTATTACAGGATATTGGATTGCTGTAGGACAATGGGGTAATAATACAATTGCTATTTCAGATAATGTGACAGGCGCTACATGGTCACAAGCTCCATCAAATGGAGGAATAAACTTTAATCCTGGTGGAATCGCGTACGGTATCGCAACAAATGGAGAAGGAAGATGTGTAATAGTTGGTAAATGGTCTATAACTATAGGAGGTATAACAAAGATAATAACTATTATCTATGGAATAGATAATGGGAATGGTACTATAACCTGGACCCCTGTTTCTACTATATTTGATCCAATAACAGATAATCCAATTACCGATCCAACCGCTACAGGATACGGAGTATTTTACAACCCAAATCTAGATGAATTTATTATATCTGGTTCGTGGACATCTGAAGGAATTCAGTATTCAATTATTAATATTAGTGTAAAAACTACAGGTGCTGTAATAAATACAGTAACGGGGCCACTTGATCAAGAAGGTAGTGTAATATCAGGCGTTGGAAGATCCATCGCTAATAATGGTACCCAAACTGTAGTCACTGGCCAATGGGGAAATAATACAATTGCTACGTTAACTGAATATGGTTGGATTTATCCTGTAAATCCAGAGAGGGTTGGTGGAACAGGTAACATATGTACAGGTATTCTTTGGAATATAAACACTCTTAACTGGGTAGCATGTGGAAATTGGTTTGATCAGTTTAATACAAACTATGCAAATATAAGTATTTTTACATACGGAATCACATGGTATCAACCATTTGATCCTCCAAATTCATTTAGAGATACTACAAATACGAGATCAACAACTGTTTGGGACCCCTATGGGTCTCAGTGGGTTGCAAGTGGCAAGTGGTTTCTACTAGACGGTATAAATATAAATTTTTCATCTTCTAAAAGTATTATAACCTCAAGTGATGGTATAATCTGGTCTAGAGCATTTGATTATCCAAATATAATATCTCCAAGTAATGTTTCGCTTCAAGTCGCACCATCAGGTGTCTTAGTTCTAGGATTCTGGTCTGGACAACATAAATTCTTTACAACTTCACCTGATGGTATAATTTGGTCACCGCCTGTTACTATATCAAATATCCTTGCTGGAGACATATATAGGATTGCATGGAATGGTACACGATGGGTTGCAGCAGGATTCTTTAATAGTGCGGAAGGTGCCACTTTAGGAGGACTTGCATTTTCTTTAGATGGTATATCTTGGAGTATAGTTGCAAATTCAATAGGAATTCTTGAAGTAGTGTGGAATGGTACAATATTTTTGGCTTTTGGCACTGGTTATTTTATATCATCATCTGATGGAGTAAATTGGTCACCTCCAGTAAATATTTCTTTTTATGCAAAATCATTGAATGCATCGTTAGTATGGAATGGATCGTTTTGGATAATAGGATCACAGTTTGTTAATATTGATGGTCTATATTTAGGATCATTCTCACGATCAATCGATGGTATAAATTGGACAACACCTGTAGATCCAGTAGATATTGGACTATTAGATGAAATAATATTACCACAGGTGTATAGTATTGCGTATAATGGATCAATCTATATTGCTGTAGGTCTATGGAAAACATCGTCTCCACCTTATACACCGTCTAGAATATATTACATGGCAATATCATATGATGGTATTCAATGGCGGACAGTAGGTGTAGTAAATATAGTATCTCTTTATTCTATAAAATGGAATGGAACCCTATGGATAGCAGGAGGTGGTCAAGATGTTGCAGGGCCGTCTGGGTCGGTTGCACCTTATAATCTTATAAAATCGTATGATGGAATCAATTGGACTGGTCAAGTACTTGGAAATAATCTAGTTATAAATACCTTAGCAACAAAACGCACCCTGCCTTATACAGATGCACAATTATTCTCACCCCTTATACGAAATACATCTGTTGAAACTAAATCGCCAGTTGTAGCCTATGTAAAAGACTCTGCTGTCACATGGACAAATGATCCAGTCTATAAGAATGGTACTAACTATCAAACATTATTATCAAGTACAAATTCACCCACCTTCACCTTCACTGCAACCAAGAGAACTCAATGGCTCACCTTCGGTACTTATTACAATCTAGCACCTGTAACGATAACTCTTACTCTTCTACCACAAACTGAAGTGAGCCTAGATGTAAAGTCAGATCTGATCGGCCCCCACTTCAGTTGGACAAACAGTCTAGGAAATGCTCTGATCAACACCGCATCTATCAGAATTGGCGGTGTGTTAGTAGATACAATACCAGGTCGCTTATTAGAAATCTTAGATGAATTTCAGACACCCCTTGAGCGTGTAAATGAAGTGAGTAATCAAACCTGCAGACAATTAAACGGGTTTAATCAGTCTTCCTTCGGTACTCAAACCACGGGTCAGATTGTAAGAACACCTCTACCCTTCTGGTTCAGTCGCGGAGATCCTGGATGCTTCCTACCCATTGATGCACTCAATGTGGATGAGGTACGTCTAACAGTTAATTTCAACCCTATTACAAGTCTCTACTATACAGATTCACGTGCTACAAATCCAGATGGATCCTTTATCAAGACTGCGACCCCTGGTGCGGGTCTCTGGCCCATGGCAGGATCAAAGTTCTTCTATGAAGATTCAAGTGGCTCAATATTAACTGGACTAGAACCTATAAATGCACCTCGGAAATCATTCTTACCCTTCCCGAGTGTTCAAATGACGACAAATCTAACAATGCCAGAGTCATATCTCATGGTAGAATATATCTATCTTGATAAACCAGAGGCAAACAGGTTCAGAATTGCTGATATTCAGGTGCCTGTAGTACAACATTATGCGTTTGATCCTGTAGATAATCAGAATAATCCATATTCAAGAATTCCTCTCATTATACCAAATCCTACACGTGATCTCTTCTTTTACTGCAATCGGTATGAAGCGCAGGGGTACAATGCAAGCTTCTTAGGAACCCGTGATCTAAGCAATACACTCATACCAGGTAAACTCTGGTGGCCAGATGCAACAGGGTTAGACAATCACTACTATGGAACAATTAAGCCAGGATTTTCTACACGTTATTCTGAACCCATTCGCTGGCTATCTCTAGACTATTCAGAAACTCTCAATCGGTATAGCACAGAAAACGTTTCATTATTCAGATCTGTACTCCCGTCTCTAGAGCAGAGAAAGGCACCCTTTGTAAATCGCTACTACTATAATCTACCCTTTGGAATTCAGAATGGATTCACACCCTTCTCAATGCCAATCGGTGAGGCCAATCTAGATAAGGTTCTACGTATGAATCTCACACTAGGGTTCCATGGAAGAACTGGAAACCTCACAGATGACTTCGTAGACCGCTACAATACCTATGTCTTTGCAGAAACATACAATATCTTTAGAGTGTACGGTGGCCGCGGCGGTATGATGTTTGCGTATTAAGGTCTAAACTAGTCTTATATTTTCTAAATAGATGACACCTTATATAAGTGTAGTTATACCCCTATATAACGGAATAGAATACTTAAATGAGGCGATTGATTCTGTAATTACGCAAACATTTACAGAATGGGATCTATTAATTGGAGTGAATGGACACGGATTAGATGGGGGTGATGTATATAAGAAAGCCCAAGTAATTATAGAGTCTAAAAATAGTTCTAAAATATTCTTGAAAAATTATCAGACAAAGGGTGCACCTATGACTCTTAATGAAATGGTAAAAGAGTCTAAATCAGAGTGGATAGCATTCTTAGATGCAGATGATAAGTGGCATCCTAGAAAATTAGAAGCGCATATGTATGCAATACAAAAATTAAACCCAGTCCCTGATATAATTGGTACATTCTGTGAGTATTTTGGAAGAATGAGTGGGAATCCGAATATACCAGCCAACTACATTCATCAAGATATATTCAAACAATATAATCCAATGATCCATTCATCTGTATTAATAAAGGCTAACTTAATTGACTTTCAAGATATAATTTTATATGATTATGATTTATGGTGTCGTCTTTCTCTTAAAGATAAGATATTTTTTAATATTCCTAATAAACTAGTCTATCACAGGGTCCACGATGGATCTTACTATAATTCATCAAATAAGCAAGATCCAGATGCAGTAAGATATCATTACTTTGGCCATGAGGGCGCAAAAAATTGAGTGGACCCAGTACCGTGCAGTTAGCATACTACAGAGATGGCCTGCATTAGCATTTATCTTACGCGTGATGCCAGCGGCACGAATGATGATGTGATCACAATCCGAAAGAATACGGAGTATAATGAGTTTGAGATCACTTATACGGATCCTAATGAGGGTTCTGCTATCAAGCATCAGATGACAGGGTTGTATCATAAGAAGGTGGTAGAGTACATCTACCTGCTTCTAAAGAATCTCTATCTGGATGAGCAGAAATTTAAGAATGTGCAGATTAACATGCCGGCAATGCCGCGTATGATGGTAAGTTCCTCAATGTTCTCAGATCTCTACTACCGTGAGCACTTTGCGGAGCTAATCGAGTTTGGGCTAGACACTCTAGAGAACGTAGAGGTTGTTAAGCGGTATAGTTATACGCGAAATGAGGCACTAAATCGTGAGGTAGTGAATGGTGAGGTGGAGCGTAGTCTAGGAGGTCGGGGTCGTCA